CGGTCGGCGCCGGGTCAGTGGCGGCGATTTCTTCCGCCGGCGGCTGTTCTGCTGCCGGCTCTTCCTCTCCGGAGGTTTCGACGAGGATCCAGATGAAAGCAACCAGCGCGATGAACAGGACGGTGCCGATCTTTTCCGAGAGGGTGGGCTTTTGCATGAGGGCTCTCCATGGCTAAGGGTGTCGAGGTCCGCGGCGGGAAAATTCGCGTCTACTTTAGCTACCAGGGCAAGTTGTGTCGCGAGCCTATCGGGCTTGCGGCCACAGACGAGAACCTGGCCTATGCCGAGCAGCTGGCGCAGATGGTGCGCCATGAGATCAAGATCGGCACGTTCGATTACGCGCAGCGCTTCCCGGAAAGCCGCAACCTGGCGGAGAACACGCTGGGCCATTATCTGGCGCTGTGGCTTGACCTGAAGCGCACGCGGGTGGCGAAGAGCACGCTCACGGGGTACCGGACGTGCGCGGATCGCATCCTGGTGAAGTTCGGCGATCGGCAGGCGGACCAGGTGGATTATCTGGAGATCGAGGCCTGGGTGAGCGAGGAGCTGGATTATCTGTCGTCGAAGTCGATCAAGGAGACGATCGCGGTGCTGCGCCAGGTGTATTCGCTCTACCAGACGCGCAACCGCAAGGCGTGGGATCCGACTAAGGGCGTGCATGTGCGCCTGCCGGATGATGATGACCCGGACCCGTTCACGCGCCGGGAGATCGAGCGAATCCTTTCCTACCAGACCGAGCGGGTGCAGAACCTGAACCTGACGGAGTTCATGATCTGGTCCGGGCCGCGCTGGTCGGAGGCTTGCCTGCTCGCCTGGGAGGATGTGGATCTGTCGACCGGCACGGTGCAGTTCCGCCGCGCGGCCGTGCGCGGCAACATCAAGGCGACAAAGACCCGACGATCGACGCGCAAGGTGGAGCTGCTCAAGCCGGCATGGGAAGCGCTGAAACGTCAGTACAAGATGACCGGCGGGCAGAAGCCTATCGAGGTGATGGTGGTGGGCCGCGATAACCGCACGGTGCGGCGCGAGGTGATCCGGCCGGTGTTCCGGCCGAAGCCGGACGGCATGCCGTACACCACCGATAACAACTTCAGGAAGAAGTTCTTCAAGCCGATGCTCGAGGCGACCGGTGTGCGCTTCCGCGGGCCAGGTAACTGCCGGCACACGTTCATCAGCCAGTGCCTGACGGCCGGGCTGCCGGTGACGTGGATCGCCGACCAGGTAGGCCACAGCTCGCCGACCATGATCTATCGGAACTACGGCAAATGGATCAACGACGACGCCGGGGACATGAGAAAGCTCGCCGAAAAGGCCCTTGGGCTCGAGTAGACCGCCCCACCCTTTCCCCAAATCTTTCCCAAAAAAACCCGCCGGAAAGCCGGCGGGTTTCTTTTTGCCTATAGATCAGGCACTTATTTGGCGGAGAGGCAGGGATTCGAACCCCGCGCCACTGGGTCAAACGCTCTTAAGCTGTTGTTTACACAGTATCAGGAAGGCCGGATTATGGCTGAATCTTTCCCAACACTTTCCCACGATCAATGAGGATCGACGTGCGGGCGCATCATGTGCGCGTGGATAGGCTGGAATCCGTGGGGGAGTCGGAAAACAGTAACTTCAGTAACCAAGGGCCAAAACGAGGCGCATGGTGTTGATTTGCAAAGGGTTTGATGGTTACAGAAAAGAGTAACTTATAGGTAACATGGTTACTCTTCCCAATGTAGAAGCGGCCTTATTTTTACTCGTTGCAAATCAACGCCTTGCGGCTGGTTACCTTTCTGGTTACTTCTAGGGCACCTTTTTTTGTAACCGTCAGCCTGTTCAATATCAGACACTTAGGCAGCAATTCCCGGCATGGTTACGCTTGTTACGCTTTTCCGATGCCCCACGGCTCCCACGGAGCCGAGCGTTTTCCCATTTTTTCCCCAGGAAAACCGGAGGTGCGGTGGGGTGCAGACTGCGCGCCGTGGGTTCCCGGGGGGCTGGCCTGGTCGGCAGGAAGGCGGCACGAAAAAGGCGGCCTTTCGGCCGCCGTGTTGGTGATCTGGCTGTTGTGACTGGTGGCGCGTCAGCGCATCACTGCTCTCGGCTGATGGTGTAGGGCCTCCAGCGGAACACCTCCTCGCCCAGCCAGTCGTTGATCTCGGTGACCCTGGTCTGGATGGGCTCGATCTCATTGGTAGCGAACACCTGGGCGGCGGTCTCGGCCGATCCGAAGCCGGCGGTGTTGGTGGGCACGATCCCCATCAGCTGCGGGGGTACCCGGTGAGCTGCCAGAACATCGTCCCGAGCGACCGTCTTGATGTTGAAGAACTCGTCCTTCGCGGCGACCTCGGAGACCGGGATCAGCTGGATGCCATCCTTCTTACCCCCGGGGGCATGCATGAACAGGTTCTTGAAGTTGCCCGGCCCCTTGCTGTCCTTCAGCGCGGTGCGCAGCGAGTCGACGTCCTCCTGCTCGACCGACTCGTCATTCAGGTAGAGGATGAAGCCGGCGTGGCTGCCGTTCTTGTAATACTTGCGCCGGAACAGCGTGGCCGACTCGCTCAACCAGGCTGCCTGCAAACCGGACAGGTACTCCGGCAGCCCGTAGATCTCCTGATTGATGTCCGGCTCCATCAGCTGGAAGACCGTGTCGGGATCGAACTGATGCTCCTCGAACAGGTTCGGTACGAACCAGAACTCACCGGGGGCCCGTCCTCGCCGGGTGTACTTGGCCGGGCTGGCCCGCACCCGCGCTAGCCGCCCGCCTCGATCCAGCACCCGCTCCGGGTAGCAATTGCCGAAGACCAGGTAGTCCAGGAACAGCCGGGACGCATCCTGCCGGCTCAACGCCGGATGCGTCTCCAGCGTGTTCAGTAGGATGTTCCGCTTCACCAGCAACGCACTCGAATGGTGCGGGTTGGCCCGCATCGACTTGGCCAGGCCCTCGAACGACACCGGCGGCTCATACCATTCGCGGAACGACCACGCCTCGAGGTAATCCATGATCCCCGGGCCATCCAGAATCGGCTCCGGATCGCCGAACGTGAAGGCCTCCATCTTCTTGCCCGTCGTCGTCTCGCTCATTAGGAAATCTCCATAGTTGATCGCTGACGCGACTCCCGCCCATCGAGCGGCATTGGCTCGAGCGCGTTCATCAGCGCCCAAGCCAGATCAGCGTGGCCGGAACGATCGCGCCCGGCCTGGTAGGTGATATTGGAGCCGGAGGCGGTTGCCGCCCGGCGAATGGCCATCAATGCCGCCGCGAGATCCGTGTCACCCGAATCCCACTGAATCTCATGCCGGTGCACCAGCCCCAGCAGCCGCTGGACCAGCCTGTTTTTCACCTCGATGCCGTAATGCAGCGCCTGGGCCCTGGGGAAGAACTGGCGCACCATCTGGAACACGCCCTCGCCCGACCCCGTCTTGTCGATGCCGATGTGCTGGACGTTGTATTTCTTGGTCAGCTTGTGGATCTGCTCCGCCTGGGCGTGGTACGGCAGTTTTCGCCAGCTGGCCTTCTCCAGCACCCGCGCCGGCCGGTCGCCCTGCTTCGGCGCGACCACGACCACCGAGCTCGCATCCTGCGACGGCGACGGGTCATACCCGATCCACACCGGCCGATCGCCGAAGGGCCGCACCATCAACCGGTTGAAATCCTCCCACTCGTCCCAGCTATCCACCCCGCACGGCTGCAGGATCGACAGCGGGAACACGCTCGATTCATCATCGATGAACTGGCACATCAACAGCTGCGCGTAGGCCTCGGGCGAATACTCCCGCCGCAGCTCATCCAGATTGAACAGATCGCAGCCCCCGGCGATGGCATCCTCGATCGTCACCACCTGTCGCCACTGCCCATCCGGGTCCAGCCGACCGCCGGCCAGCGCCTTATTCGACACATCCAGCGTGATCCGCTCGCGCTCCGCCCGGCCCTGGTTGAAATGCTCGCCCGTCCAAAACGGATAGGCCTCATGCGTCACCGCGCTGGGCGTACTGATGTACGTCTTCGTCCAGCGCTTGTGCATCGCCATGCCGCTGGCCACCTTGTTGAAGGTCTCGAAGCCAGGGATCCAGAAATACTCATCCATGTACACGTGGCCGTGGTACGACTGCGCCGTGCGCGCATTGGTACCCAAGAACATCAACTCCGTCTGCCCGGCATCCGTGCGAATCGCCAGCGGCGAATCCAGCCCGCCCGCCAACTCCACGCCGGTCGCCTCGCGCACCCACTGAATGATGTAGCCGCGGAACACCTGCGCCTGCGCCTTTGACGCCGACATGAAGATGCTCGGGTCCCCGTCATCGATCGCCCGCATAAACGCCTCGCGGGCGAAGTACCAGGTCGCCCCGATCTGGCGTGACTTGAGCAGGTTGCGGATCCGCTGGTCATGCTGCTGGTACCAGGCCGCCTGGTAATCGAACAGCTCATCGCGGAACGACTCGCGCAGCGTCTCGAGGTGCTCCGGTGCCAGAAAGTTGCGCTTCGGCGACCCACCCTTCGGCTCGCCCGCGTTGCGGCGCTTCGGGTTCAGGTCCCCTTCCAGCCCCGTCTCCTGGTAACGCTTGATCCGTGTGGTTTGCGCCAGCGCCCGCAGTAGCTGGTCCAGCTCCTTGAACTCCGCGTTGCTCTTCTTCGGCTTCATCAGCAGCTGGTGGTAGCGGTACCGAGTCGTGTCCTCGATCTGCCGGATGACACCCCAGTCATCCCAGCCTTCCGACTTGCGCGCGTCATAGAGCGTGAACTTGTTCAGCCCCAGGTGCTCCGCGATCTGCGGGATACGCCACCCCATGAAATACAGCGCCCGCGCCATCACGCGGGGTTCGTGCGCATGCGCGTCGGTCAGCGGTGACGGTGTCGTCTCGGTCATGCGCCCGATGTTACGGACGGCCATGGCCTGCATCGCGCCACCCCCAGTCACTTAGGCACTAACTGACCGCTAACGCGTTGAAACGGCAGGACTATCCGAACAGCATCAAAGCCAGCCACCAACGACGAGGCACAAGCCCATGAAATTCCACCGCGTAGCCGTCTCCGGCAAGACCATCGACGGCCGGGAGATCACCCCCGACCAGATCAATCAGATGGCCGAGACCTACAACCCCGAGACCTACGGGGCCCGCATCTGGATGGAGCACCTGCGCGGCATGCTCCCCGACAGCCTGTTCCCCGCCTACGGTGACGTCACCGCCGTCGAGGCACGCGACTGGAAAGACCCGTCCAGCGGCGAGACCAAGCGCGCGCTCTACGCCTCCATCGACGCCATGCCGGAGCTAAAGGCCGCCGCCGCCAAGCGGCAGAAGGTCTACTTCTCCATCGAGATGGCGCGCAACTTCGCCGACACCGGCAAGGCCTACCTTATGGGCCTGGCAATGACCGACAGCCCGGCAAGCCTCGGCACCGAGATGGCCGCCTTCTCCGCCGCCCACCGCGACGAGTTCGACGGCGACATGCCCGACAGCCTCTACTCCCGCGGCATCGATGCCGCCGACCTGTTCAGCGACGAGCAGGACCACGGCACCGACGAAGGCAAACCGGACAAGCCCGGCGTGCTCGCCCGGGTCCGTGAACTCTTGAGCCGCCAGACCCGCAACGACGAGTCCCGGTTCACCGACATCACCCAGGCAGTCGAGCTGCTGTCCGAACACGTCCGCGAATTGAGCGATGCCGCACCGACGGCCGCCGCCGCGATCGCCAAGTTCGAGACCCGCCTGGACGGCATCGAAGACGTCGCCGGCAAGATCGACACCCTCACCCAGCGCGTCGACAGCATCGAGCGCGAGGAAAGCCCCAACCATCGCCACCGCCCACCCGCCAACGGCGGCAGCGGCCGCGCCGTAACCGACTGCTGACCCGGAGAGCCACATGAAGAACACGACCCGCACCGCCTTCAACGACTTCAAGGCCCAGATCGCCCAGCTCAACGGCGTGCCCGATGCCTCGACCAAGTTCGCCGCCTCCCCGGCCGTCGAACAGACCATGATCAACAAGATGCAGGAGTCCAGTGACTTCCTGCGCCGGATCAACATCATGGGCGTCGACAACCAGCAGGGCGAAAAGCTCGGCCTGGGCGTGGGCAGCACCATTGCCGGCACCACGGACACCAGCGCCTCCGATCGGGCCACCACCGACCCGACCAATCTGGACACCGACGGGTACATGTGTACCCAGACCAACTTCGACACGCACCTGACCTACGGCAAGCTCGACGCCTGGGCCCACCTGCCGGACTTCCAGCGGAAAGTGCGCGACCAGATCCTGCAGCGCCAGCGCCTCGACCGGATCATGATCGGCTTCAACGGCACCAGCCGCGCCGCCACATCCGACCGGGCCACCAACCCGCTGCTCCAAGACGTCAACAAGGGCTGGCTGCAGAAGCTGCGCGAGTTCGACACGGGCAGCAACGTCATGGACGAAGGCGGCACCGCCGGCGAGATCCATGTGGGCGCCGCCGGCGACTACGCCAACCTCGACGCGCTGGTGTTCGACATCGTCAACAGCCTGATCGACCCGTGGTACCGCCAGGACACCGGACTGGTCGCCATCCTCGGCCGCGGCCTGATGGTCGACAAGTTCTTCCCGCTGATCGAGAGCCACGGCGACACCCCGACCGAGTCCAACGCACTCGACATGATGATGTCCGCCAAGCGCATCGGCGGCCTGCAAGCCGTCCAGCTGCCGTTCTTCCCGGATCGAGCCGTCGCGGTCACCCGCCTCGACAACCTCTCGATCTACCTGCAGAACGGATCGACCCGCCGCGCGATCATCGACAAGCCCGAGCGCGATCGCATCGAGGACTACCAGTCCGTCAACGAGGCCTACGTCATCGAAGACAACGGCGGCATGGCACTGGCCGAGAACATCAAGTTCACCAGTGACGGCGGCACCACCTGGGCCTAAGCCCGGGGTGTCCTAACGGAGACTGAATCATGGTCATGACACCCGCACAACGGCACGTCATCCGTCGACGGGCACAGTCCGACAGCTCGGGCACCAAGCCCCGCGCCCGGGCCAGCCAGTTCGACCTGATGCGCGCCCAGCTCGCCGAGCATCGCCGCTCGCTCAAGGGCATCCAGTCCGTCGAGCGCAAGGCAGATTTCAAGCGTGACTTCCTGCAGGAATACGCCCCCTACGTCGAGACCGCGCTGGAATCCGGCGAACCCATCGACGAGATCATCAGCACCGTCATGGTCTGGCGCATCGACACCGGCGACTTTGCCGGCGCCCTGCCGATCGCCGAGGCGATGATCGAACACGGCGGCGAAATGCCGGACGGCTACCAGCGCAACGCCGGCACCGTCATCGCCGAAGACCTCGCCAACGCCTTCCTCAAGCCGGGCGACGACGAGACCGAGCGCCCCGCCCTCGACCTGCTCGAGCGCGTCGGCGAGATCACCGCCGAGATCGACATGCCCGACCAGGCCCGCGCCAAGCTGCACAAGGCCATCGGCTACGCCCAGCGCGAAGCCGAGCACTTCGAGCCGGCCATGGCCAACCTCGAACGCGCCCTGCAGCTGGACAGCAAGGTCGGCGTGAAAAAAGACATCGAGCGCCTTCGGCCCAAGCTGAAAGACGCCTGATCCCGAGTGCACCACGCACCGGCGGCCCGCCGGCAACCCCGAGTGTCCTCCCGGGGCCCCTGCCGGCGAATCCCCGCCGACCCACAACGAGGTGAGACGTGAGCTTCGACGCCACCGGACAGCCGACCGCCAACTCCGCCGACGAGACCATCCAGGCAGCCGGCGCCTTCTGGCCAGAAATCACGCTCGCCAAATTCCGCGAGGCCGCGCGGGTCGACCACACCATGGACGACCCGCGCAGCGCCTACCAACTGCGGATGGCCGTCGCCCACATCAACCGGCAACTCGCCCCCTTCCGCGAGGATCGCGAGCTCGACGGCGACACCGGCCTGGGCACCACCGAGGCCCTCTACTACCAGGCCGCCGTCCATCACCACGCCAAGGCCCGCCTGCTCGAGCAATACCGCGACGTCGACTCCCGGCGCGTCGGCACCAGCACCGCCCGAGACCCCCAGGCCCTCGACGAACGCATCAACACCGAGTGGCGCGAAGTGCGCAACAGCCTCTCCGCCCTGCGCGGCCGGCCACTGGCCACCGTTGAACTGATCTGATGTATGTCGCACGCACCACGCAATCGGACACCGTCGACCAGCTCTGCCTGCGCGTGCACGGCCGGCTCGCCCCCGGGATCGTCGAAGCGACCCTCGATGAAAACCCCGGCCTGGCAGATCACGGCCCGCTGCTACCCGCCGGCCTCGAAGTACGCGTTCCCGCCCTGCCCGACCCGCAGGACACCCGCATCCAGCTTTGGGACTGACATGACAGAGCCAGCATCCAGCATCGCAGGCTTTCTCGGCCTCAAACACGCCGCCCTTATTGCCGGCGCAGCCGGCGCCGTCATCAGCCTGCGATACATCGACGACTTGAGCATGTTCGGCCGCGTACTCGCGGTGATCACCGGCACCCTCACCGCCGGGTACCTGTCGCCGGCCGCTGGTCAGTGGCTCGACGTATCGCAACCGACCGAGAACGCCATCGC